GTATATCCGAAAGACAAACTCCGAGGGCCAATCAATTGTCGAATTGTGGTGGAGTCCATCACCAATACCCTCGAAACCATTATCCTCCCCAAGCTCCAATGGTGGAAGTGGCAAGGGGTCGATGAACCAGGTGGCCCACGGGGGCACTACGGATGGATACCCAAGCATTGTCTCTTAAAGGGAGAATGGGATGAATCTTGGACAGCCCGTACTCGCACGCTGGAAGTCCTCTATCGTGACCCGGATACAGACGCTCCTCGGGGCCTGTCGCGCATTCAGTTCATGTCTTATGACCAAGATCCGGCAGACTTTGCATCAGGTGACTTCCATTTTGTCCTCCATGATGAGCCGCCTAAGGAAGCCATTTGGATAGAAAACATGGTCCGGGTCAAGCGGGTCAATGGGACCATTATGATGTCCATGACCTGGCCGGACGACCCGACCACGCCAGTTGATTGGATTATTGATCGCGTCTATGAGCCAGCCCAGCCAGGAAAAGATCATGACCCCACCTATGAGTGGGTCAATATGTATGCCACGGATAATCCTAACCTTGACCAAACTGCTCTTGCTGAGCTTGCTCGGTCTCTTAGTGCTGCTGAGCGTGCGACCCGAATTTACGGGCAGCACCTTCGTCTTGGTAACCGTGTTCATCCTCTTTTCACTGACGTGGATCATATTTGGTGTTTTTCTTGTAACGATCTCACCATCCTCAACGAAGCCGGAGAATGCGGCACCTGTGGCAATGTCGATACCTGTACCTTCAACCATGTCCAGGAGGTCCTAGAGAACCCCCACTACCCGGTCATCAATGCGATTGATCCCCATCCCCGGAAGCCTCACATGCTCATCTGGGTCCAGGTCGATCCCAATGATGACCTTCATCAAGTGATGGAGATGGAGATTGATGGGTCACCCCAGCAAGTCTATGAGCGAGTTACTGAATATGAGTCAGAACAGACATGGACACACATCACCCGCCTCATCGACCCGAACATGGGAAGGAGCCCGTCATCTACGGACAGAGAAACTACCTGGCAGGATTCATTTGAGCAAGCCGGTCTCCGGTATGATTTGGCAGATGACGGAGACGTGGGACGACAAGTCATCAACGATTACCTTAAGCCAGATTCCTATACACACAAACCCCGACTCCTCGTCCACCCCCGATGCATGCGCACCATCCAGCAAATGAAGCGATATAGCTGGGACGACTTCAAGAAGAGTATGGAGAGAGACCAGAAACAGAAAGCCAAGCAACGCTATGATGATTTTCCAACTCTCCATAAGTACATCGCTAATTCTAATCCCACATTCAGAGGGTGCCGCAATACTGGTGGGGGTCGTGTGGTGACGATTGGCGAGCGGAGGAATGGGTACTGATCCTAAAAGCGCCTTCGGCGGAATGAATACCTTCCCGTTTTGACTATGCCTAAATCTCGCAGTCTGAAGCCAGAAAATAAGGACGAGTTCGTCCAGACGGTCCTTGAACGATACGACCAGGATCTTCGTGATCGTGCAGAGTGGTCGGATGCCCGTCTCCAACGCTATGCCAAGCTCCGTGGGTGGCTTGAGACGAAGAACTACCCCTGGCCTAATGCGTCCAATCAACACGAACCATCCTTAATGATTAATAGCCAGAGGACCCAGGATACCCTTCACAATGCTGTTCTTGGTTCTCGCCCGGTGATTTCCGCTATCGCCCTCAACAAGGCCGATCAGAAGAAGGGCGAGTCCATCGACCAATTGTTGGACTATCAGTACTTCGTTGAGCAGACAGGTGAAGAGAAGACGGGTGATCTGATCCAGTCCTTTGTGGATGACGGCAAATTCATCGCTTTTATCCCGTGGGTCCGTGAAAAACGAGAAGTCATAGAGACCTCTCCCCTTCCATTGGATCAATTACCCCCTGGGTCTTTGGCGACTCCGTTGTATATGGCATTCTTACAGAAAGAATTTCCTGGTGCCGCCTATGAGCCTGGCAGTGATGGGTCCACGTGGTCTATTCGCTGGTTGGATCGGTACCAGCAACCCCAGAAAGCCAAGGCTGAATTCTACCAAGATGAAGATGGGCGCACCTTTGTCCAGGTGACGAAAGATAAAGTGGTCTTCGATGGTCCTTGTGTCATTCCAAAGGAACTCGAAGATGTTGTCGTCCCGTCTCGTGCCGCGAATCTCCAAGCCCCCGGTCCCTCCAACCCGAATGGAGCCGATCATGTCATTATGGTGGATTATCCCTCTTGGGATGAAATCAATCGGCTTCGCCGTGATGGCTATTATGATGCAATCTCTGATGAGGAATTTGAGCAACTAAAGGAACGGGCGGATGGGCGGCAAGGGGATCAGACAAACCGGACGGCCTCTGATCCTGAAGAACATAAGATTCTCAAAGACTCTCTTTCAGGCCAGCAATACGGCAATGCCGACACCATTTCCAAAGTCTTTACTCGCCTCACATACTTCGGTCGATGGGACATCGATAACGACGGGCTTGAAGAAGAAATCGTCGCTCGTATCCTGATGGAGACGAAGACGCTCTGTCGGTTGAGACATCTTCAAGAAGAATTCCCTACCCCCACCCCTCGTCGCCCCTTTGCGGAAGCAACCTTCATGCCGGTTCAGGGCCAGTTCTATGGCATTGGCCTGATTGAATTACTTGAGAATATGCACGACCTGGTGAAGGTCCTTCTCGATCAGATGATCGACAAGCATACCCTGTCGAATAGCCCCTGGGGGATGTATCGAAGCGCAAGTGGCGTGCGGCCTGAAGTAATCCGCATGACGCCAGGTGAACTCTACCCTGTCAGCAATCCTCAGAACGACATTGCGTTTCCTCAGTTGCCTCAGCAAGACCAAGCGATGGCCTTGAATCTGATTGCGATGATTGGTCAGTGGATCGAGAAACAATCGATGCAAGGACAGCTGCAATTTGGTGCAGTCCCTCAAGGGAAAGCCTCGGCCTTACGGACAAGCACGAACATGATGTCTGTGCTCCAACAGGGGGATGCCCGGCCAGAGCGCATTTTACGAAGATTCTTTCGAGGATTGGCAGATATTTATCGACAGATGCACGAGCTGAATCAGGCATTTCTCCCTCCTGACAAGCAGTATCGTGTGACGGGAGTGCCGAATCCGGCTGCTGATCCCTATCGTCAGATTGATGATCCATCGAAGATTAAGGGTGACTTTCAATTTGACTTCAAAGCGAATTCATTAAATACCACAAAGGCCATTCAATCGCAAGTCCTCCAGCAGCTGCTTCCAATATTGGCAAACGGGCTCACGATTCAATTGGGTCTGACTGATCCTGAGCATTTGTACAACCTTCTTCGTGACCTGATCCAGAGCCAGGGCCAAGACGATTCCAAGTACCTCAAAATGCCTGCTACGGCAAATGTTCCTAAAATTACCGCCCAGGATGCCATGGGCCAAATGGTGCAAGGCATTCTTCCACAAGGTCTCCCTGCTGAAGGCGCACAAGTCCACCTCCAAGCCCTCATTCAGTTCCAGCAAGATCCTCGATATCGGGAACTGCTCTCGGTCGATCCGGCCTTCCAAGTGATCTACCACACGTACCTTCAGCAGGTGCAGGCCCTTGTGATGCAGGAACAACAGATGGCCATGGCGGCGCAGCAGTTTGCGGACGCGCTAGGGGGCGGTGGCGGTGCTCCTGGTCAGGGCGGTCAACCCGGGCCTCTTGGGTCTGTTCAACCCGGCGCGGATCAGATGAGCCCACAAGGCCCGAATCAAGTAATGGATGAATCCATGCCAGGGGCGAAGGGCCAGGTCATGTAATGGCCGCAACAAAGTACCTTGAAGCCGAATGCTGGTGCCCCCGTTGCAAGACCTATCATGGGAAGATTTTTCGAGTCGAAGTACGGAATAGTCATTTCGAACATGTCACGGAGCCCGAGAAACTGCCCCTCCGCTGCAATGTCTGTGAAGGCGTTTTAGAGAGGAAGTAATGCCTCCGTCGAAGGAAGATGTATTCGCTTACCTCAAGCGCCAAGAACGCGCTGCTGATGTTAACCAATCAGCTAATACGCTCCTCCGTAGCGCAGCGATTCGTTCTGAACAACTAACGGGTGATGCTCAATGGGACTCCTTTCTCCGTCGAATCCAAC